CTTGGCCTTCAACTTACTAAGTATTTCATTTATAATAGGTTGTGTTTCATTGAGTTGCGACTTTTTCATATTCAATTGCAAATATAATAATAAAAAATTATATTATGTAAAATATTAACTAATATAAGAAAAAATATGTGCAATCACATCCACAGTCCAACCATTCCCTAGCATCTTATACCTTTGTGTATCGCTTACACAAGCAGTATAATTATCTTTGACTGTCTGTAACCTCTCGCATTCTATTGGGGTTAGTTTTCTAACCTTTAATTGATCAGGGCCTTGGTTTTTCATTTGCAATACTTGCTTAGGCTGTTTGTAATCTGTTGCGGTTAGGCAACTCATTTTACCGTATTCACCAAACACCCAATCCCTTTGGCCTATGGTCCTAAAGTCTGGCCTTGTAGTGCCCACTATATTCCCTTTGTTGTCCGTAAACTTAAACCTTGCATTAACTTCGTGGCTTAGGTAATACTTATCATCTACCTTATCCTCCAATACATTGACTAATAAAGCCTTCTTATCAGTTGGTTGCTGAATAGATGATACAAGGTCACCAAATAATCCAATAGGGTTTAATCCTATATTAGTCCAATATAATCTAGGTCTATTCTGAGCACTGACTAAAGACGAGTTAATCATAATGGGCGCAACCCCAATTGCCTTAGTCAATATCTTTTCCCACTTAGAGCCCATCAATACATTTTCTAACAAGAAAAGCACATTGGGATTAGTCTCTCTTATCTCGTTAAGAATACGCATATACTCCCAAAAAAGATATGACTGCCCTTCAAACTCAAAGCCTTCGGCCCTTAACTGTAAGTAATGCTCTAGAGTAACAATCTCTTGCTCATCCTTGGTGCTCATACCTTTTCTTTTACCGGAAAATGAGAATGACTGACAAGGCGATCCACCAATTAACAAATCAATCTTTGGTAGTGATCTGGCATCCACGCCAATTACAGAACCTAATTGTTTTGTGTTAGGGTAGTTTGCCATAGTAACCTGTATGGCATACTTATCAATCTCAGAGGCGAAGTAATTGTCAACCTTAATGCCTTGGCGTTCCAAGGCTTGCTGACCGCAGGACATTCCGTCGAATAGACTTAGTACATTCATAAATTACATACTTAAAGCTGGTTCAAAACTATGTTGAGAATACTCAGAGTTCGTCATACCAAATTGCTTTTGATGCTCAATGATATGCTCCTCTATTATGTTAACTAATTTGTCATATTGCTCACGATATACTTTATTAGTTTCGTAATCGTCGTTGTGTTTTCTCAATGCATTAACAATGGTTGAATGGTCTTGCATAAGATTTAATGACTTGCCAATCTCGGCTAAACTCATATGGGTATTGTTTCTTACCCAAAAGAAATACATATACCTTGCCCTTACATAATCAGACTGTCTAGTCTTAGTGTCTATGTTAATCCCAAAGAACTCACAGATTACTTCTTTAGCCACTTCGGCATCAGAAAACCTTCTCAATGGTGTTGGAAACATATTAAAGCCTTGCATTCGTCTCTTTAAAATCATAAGTTCTTGTTTTAGTCTCATGTTCTCGATTCTCAGTTCTTCTAATTTTTTCATAATATACTTGTAAATTTTTGTGTTGGTTTGTTAAATTCTAAATCTGTTGAAAGGCAAGCACCATTTCTATGCTTTGCCCATATAAATTCTATCTTGGTTGATTGCACACTCTTGTCGTCAGCGTTCTCGTCGTATAGGAATATAACGATGTCAGCGTCTTGCTCTAAACTACCAGACTCCCTAAGGTCACTTAGCCTTGGCTTACCATTGTTTCTTTTCTCCACATCCCTTGACAACTGAGCAAGGGCTAGTATTGGCACATTTAACTCTTTGGCTACCATCTTAAGCGTTCTGCTTATAAAGGATACCTCTTGCTCACGATTGCCTTTTACATTGGCCGTCATCAATTGCACATAGTCTACAACGATAAACTTTACGCCATACTTTCTTACCATTCTTCTAGCCTTAGCCTTAAACTCAAGCACCGAAAGCCCTGAAGTGTCATCAATATAGAGCGGTAGATTAAAGTTTTGCTTATGAATCTCTTGCCATTGTCTTTCTCCCAAGTCAGCATTCCTTAACCTCTCTGAGCCTATTCCAGCTGAGATTGACAATAGCCTACCCATCAATTCCCTTGTGGACATCTCTAAAGAAAAGAATGCAACGGGTATTTTTTGTTTTATAATATTGTAGGTAAAGTTCAATGCTGAGGCTGTCTTACCGGTCCCTGGCCTACCCGCCATAATTACCAAGTTTGGAGCGTGCCATCCATTAGTAATCTGATTAATCTTATGGTAGCCAGTATCAATGCCCGTAATCAATTTATCGGATGATTGAATGGTTTCCAATTCCTTTATGTAATCAATGGCCGCTTTGGATAATGACACAGCCTCTCCAGATCCTTTCAATTGTGTCTTCTCTAAATCTGTTAGCATCGTGGCTTGGATGTCAAATGGGTCAGCGTTCTCATTAAATGCCATATCAGCCGCTTGGCTTGACACTCTTATAATTTCCCTTAAATTATACTTCTGTATTACTAATGCTGAGTGGTATTCTATATTAGCCGTTGAGGTTGTCTTAGCCGTCAACTCTGCAAGGTAGGTCATCCCTCCAGCTGCATCCAATGTCTTATTCTTTTTAAGTTGTTGGCTAACGGTCAATAAGTCTATTGGACTGCTTTCAACAGATAAGTCAAGGATGGCTTGGTATACATATGAGTTACACTCTTGATAAAAGTGCTCTGGTCTTAGCATAGGCACTTTATCTATTGCATTTTTCTCTAGCATTAAAGCCCCTAAAATAACCTTTTCAATTTCAATTGCTTGTGGTTGTAATTTCATAGATTTTTAAATTGTTGTAATCTAGATAAGTATGGTCTATATCGTTCGTTCCCATTGTGCTCTCTGACTATTGCAAAGTGGCTTTTAAGAAACTGCATTACATCCATAATTATAACTTGTTCGGTTAATTTGATTGGTCCTTTAGGAAGTTTATGTGATTTAAAAAACATTTCCAATTCTCTTATATCCTCATCCCAAGGTCTTGGTTTCATAGTTCTCTATATTCTTGGTCGCATCTGTTTTTACTTAGTTCTTTTAACTTAGCCTCATACCATAAGGCCTTCTTTAAGTCTTGCTCAATTGGTTGATCAGGCTTGTTGCCTAATCTCATTCTGTATTTGAACGCACACATTTGGCAGTGCAACTTAAAAGCCTCTAGGCCCCAAATGTCAACCATCATTCGCCATACTTCTTTGTCGTTTTGTTTGTAATGATCTGGGTTTATGTAATCGTATTCTGTCATATCTTTGGTATTATAATTTCTCTTTCTTGTGGTTTGTTGTTGTTAAATTGTTTGTTTCTGTTAGCCCAAGTTTCTAATCTCATACTGATGGACCAGGTTTTCTCAAGTTCAAATTTCATTTTAGTATTGCTTTGGTTAGGCTCTGACCAATATCGATAGAAGTCATTTAGCATATCCTTACCATACTTTTCAACATATGGTTTTAAACTATCTGTGAATGTTTGCCTTCTCTGTTCAATCGTAACTCGCTGATTATCATTCTGATTTTGCTTGCTTTTGCTTTGTTTTGCTTTGATTTGCTTCGTGTTTTTAAGCCCATTCTCACGCATCTTGTCTGACTTTTCTTTGTCCTTTTGGAATGCATCTATAAACATAGTATGCAATATCTTTAAACCATTTGGAGCAATTGTAGTGTCATTGATATGGTAGTCATATAAAGACCTAAATAGCTGGCCTAATTGCTCGTCGGTTAGGTCCTCTATATACTTATAGGTATCTAATTTAATTGAGAATTTTTTCATAGGGGGTTAAAAAAGGGGTGGCACTTCACCCCTTATACCTTAAACTTTTTTTTATTATGAACCTTATAAGTGCCTAAGTGTTTTACTTTCTGAGCACATATGTGTACTCACTGCTGTTTGTTTCTGGACAAATTGTTTTGCCTATTCTCACAATCTTACCTTCTTGATTTAAGAGAGTAATTACACGCCTACAACTAACAATTAAATAGCCAGTCTCTTTTTGTACCATTGAGCCACTATACAATCGATCAGGATTTGCCTCAAACAACTGTAGGATTATTTTCCTTTGAGCCTTTGCTTTAGAAATACTTTCCTCCAGCTTTGGGTTAACTTCCTTAGTGGTATTAAAAAATGCTACTATCTTGGCAAACATATTACACCTCCTTGTATTCTGATGTCGGCATCAATACTTTGCCACCCATTGACTTGATAATCTGAACTGCTCTCTCAAAGTCCATAGCATTGGCTTTAGTGTTAGCCTTAGTCTTAGCCTCGATGGCCTCTCTTAACTGCTGTCTTACCTTGATCGATTCTTTGTCTACTCGGCTTGCAATCTCTCTGTCTTCTAAGGCAAAGAAGTCATTGCTATTAACTTTGTACACGCCTCTTGTAATCTTGGTTAAGAAGCCAGCGCTAGCCATGTAATAAAACACATTATTGTTTACATTGTTTTGTTTCATGAACTTGCTAATCTCGGCTACTTCAAAGCCGTTAACTTTTAAGAAGTGGTCT